CCCTTACCAAAAGCTCGACCAAACATTCCCTTGCCAGAAATCGCTCCAGCTAAAGGGCTTATAGATCCAAGCAGCTTGCCGCCACCAATCATCTTTTTGACTTTTTTCTTTTTCATCTTATTTCCCTTTAACTGCTTCCCCATAGAAGCTCTTGAGATTGTCATTAGAGTAGCCTTTGTAAGAAAGGCGCAATTATAACCAAACCAACAATCCACCAAAGACGTTGATCTAACTTACACATATGGCCCCTTTGATCCTCAAGACGCTCTTCAATGCGCTGATAACGCAGATTACACTCAGCCTCATGCTTTACTAATTCAGCCATAACTTGCTCTACAGTGAGTTCCTGAACTTGTTGTTGCTCAAGTTTCATTAGCACTTCCACCGTTTTCTTGCTTGCCTTAGTCTGCTATTTGGATTTTTAGCAGCGCTAGGAAACTTTTTCATTTGTCCTGCTGATCTTGCACAGAATGACTTACGCCTCTTAGCGGACGCGCTACCCGGCTTTACCTTGCCTGTGACGGCAGTCTTTAACTTACTTCCGGGGTTTGCAGCCCTGTACGCCTTGACGCCCTTAGAGGTCATCCCCGCGCCCTTTTTAGTGGCGCGAAAATTACCGGACTTAACCGATGTTCTGATCGGTGTTTCTTTTTTCCTAGGCATAGAAAATATTCATCATATCAATAGTACCCACTGTGTACTTGATAGAAAGCCCATTCTCAAAAACAATGCCATCTTCTGGGATTGTGTTATCTAGCGTTGCGTTGTCAGTTCCAATGGTTCTGGCTTTAAATAAAACAGTTCCATCTTCAGGAGTGCCGTTAATAAACTCAATTACACCAGCAGTGCCACCTGAAACGATTGAATATCCTTTTAACCTAACTCGACCGCCAAAAACAGCCTGCGCGGCAGAGGCGAGAGAGCCTACTTTTATGTTTGCCGCGAATTGTGCAGAGCTTGTAATAGAGGTTACTGTTTTAAAAAACTTCGTTCCATCAACCTGTGCGGCTGAACCCGTTGAAACTATTACTTCAGTGAGCGCATTATCAAAAACGTCTGTGCCAACAATAGTATTAGTTTTAGCATTGTCACCAGTGCCTGTTGTGGTAACACCAAGAAGCCTTGCGCCTCCAGATGCAAAAGACGAATTTGCTAGGGTTGCTGCCGTGTTTGGTCTAGCTGCCGTAACAATGAAATCATCGTCTGCCGCCACCTCATCGCTAATGAGTTGAACCTTTACGTCTGATCTTGCCATTTCAATCTCCTTATAAAAAGGAGAGGGGGATTAACCCCTCTCATTATTAGGCTTCGTAGCCCATCAATTCAATAAAGAGTTTGCCAGCAGAGTAATCAGCGTCTGTAGCTGCGCCTGTTGTTAGATACAAAAACTGATCGGCAGCGGGGACGGCAGTAAAGTAAACTTTACTTCCTAGTGTAGCGTCACCAGCATTGACAAGAAGCGTTTCAGTCAAGCTACCGATTGCTCCGTCCTCAACACCTGTGCCTTCTGTTGCAGAGTGGATGTTAATGTCTGGATCACCGCCAGTAGGTGCTTCAAAACACTCCATGCTTCCAGTCAAGATGGTGCCGTTTTTAACAGCAGTAATCTGACCAATGTGACAAACAAGTGCTGTACCGTTGACACCAATGATGTCACCAGATCCTGTTGAACGCAGACCAGTTAGGTCAATAAGAATACGAGTTGTAATGATGCCGCCCACACGCTGCACAGAAGTACGATAAATCGTTCCAGTACCAGTAGTAATACCAGTGCCAGCCTCTACAGCCATTGTGTTCGCATCAAAGGAAGATACACCAGTTGAGCTGATGCTTGAAAGAGTGGAGAATGCACCTGTTGTAGCGTTTTGGCTTACAGAGGTAAATCCGCCTTTGGAGCGTACCGCTCCAGTAAAAGTAGTAGTAGCCATTTGAGTCACTCCTGTCGTGGCTAGTGTCAGCCACAGGATGCGGCTGTCAGGGTTTCGTCTATTATAGCAAAAGAAAGGGCGGCCAAGAAGCCGCCCAATCAAATAGTATTAGCTTAATTTAATTAAGCACCCGGTGAGCCATAAATGCCCAATGGATCTGATACACCGAAGCTGTAACGCTCACGGGCTTTGTAGCGAACATTGCCTGTATCAAAGTCACCATCCATAGATGTTGACATTGGAGTACGAACAAAGTGCTTCATGCCGTTTGGAACATCGGTTGTGATAAAGAAGGCGTCTGTATCAGTCAGGTAGTGATTGATAGTGTAACCTTCTGGAATCGAACCGTTTGAACGAATAGCGTTCAGATCGTTATCAGCAGTACCTACGCGGCCTTCAGTCTGGAGCAAACGAGTTGCAACAAACATCAATGCAGGCGGTACAATCAACTTGCGTGGGCGGGCTGCGATCAAAAGACCACGCTCGTCAACGAAAGCTGCAATGTTGATAACAGCATCTTCCAATGATGTCTCATTCAAGTCAGCGGCTACTGATGGACGGTTAGCGTTGTTACCGCCAGCAACTGTCGGGTGGTCAGTATCAAAAAGAAACTCGCCATCGCCAGATGTGAAGGTATCAAAACCAGTGTTCAACAATGAAGCTGCCTTGACCTGCTTTGTGTACGCCATTGCCCGTGCAAGGGCTTTAGTGTAACGAGCAGACAAAGAGTCATACAGGTTATCTTCCATAGCTTCTTCTGTAACCGAAAAGCCCATAGCAATGGTCTCATGGTTATAGCGAGCTGTGAAAGACTCTTGAGCCGTGTCAAATGAGACCTGTGAACCTTCTTGCTTAACTGGTGCAGCACCAAAGCCTGAAAGTTTGACCTCTTCCTCAAAGCTACGCTCTGAAGTTTCGGTTTCATAGATCTCCGAATGTTCGTTTTCGTACTTGCCGTACTCAAGACCGAACAATGCGTTTAGACCGGGTAGAAGCTCCTTAAGGAGCTGGGCGCGAGAAATAGCCATAATATTACAACTCCTTTCTTAAGCTGCTGATGGAGCGTTGCCAGAAACGACACCGATTCCGAGTTGATGACCAGTATTAAACTTGCATACCATAATTGGGAATGCTGTTCCTTTTTCATCACCGTCATAACCACCTAGCCAATCCACGACACGAATCGGGAGAGCGGCAGTTGTTGCGGCTGTGCTGATGTCCAAAGAAACGCGCGAAATACCTAGAGTGGTGTTTGCGGTGCCTTGTACAAGAGCGCAGTTAGCTGCGAGATCGTCATCATTGACGGTTGAGTCAGCTTGGATTGCAAAAAGGATATTCGGATCATCAGCAACATAAACCATACCATTTGTATGGGCAGCGCCAGACCAAACTTGGCTGAACTGGGTTTGACCAGTGCTGATGTCTGTGTAGCGACAGCCCATAAAGATACCAATAGGTGTGGCAGAAGTTGTGCCAGTATCTTTTTGGATTGTGGTGGTTGCGCCAGCATCAGTTAGCTTGACGACATCACCAAAAACAATCGCTGTGGATTCTGAACTCAGAATAGGATACTGACGGAAGGAACCGTTATAGTTACCTCCGAGGTTTCCTACTGGGCGCAGTCCAAAGGGAGCGGCAGTAGCGGACATGATTGTCCCTCCTTATTATCTACGACAAGCTCCCGCTCAGGTTACTTGCCAAAGGTTGTTTTTGTGCTTCGTTCTGGTGGTAGAACGGGCATACGAGAATCAGAATTTCGCATAAAGTTATTGTCCACAGAGTCGATTTGATTCTTGTTCATTTCCCTGTGGGCTTGACTACGAGATTCTATATATTCGGCTGAATTTTCGCATAAGAGCAATCCTCCAACCTCAACATTACCTTGAAATCGAGAGTCGATATCAGGCAACACTTGCAGTTCAGGATGATCTTCAGCTTTGACTGGTGTCCAACCTTCACGAAACTTAGAAGAAACATTAGTGTTATCGCTATTACCCAAAGTAGATGTGCGTATCCAACGATATTTTATTCCATCGCGGGATTCGGGGGTTGGTAGCGTACCAGCACGTTTCCAAGTTTTAGGACGCTCCGCAGTAGCGCGAGTGTCATTAGTGCGTGGGTTTCTATCAGACATTTGAAGACTCCTTCAAGAGTTGCGCCGCATATTGTTCTGCCGTAAGGCCAAGTCTTTTGGCGAGTGAGACTTGTGTTGAGGTTAATTGCACTCTGCGTGGTTTTTTTGCACTCCGACTTTGGGGGGCAACCACGGAACCAGTTTGACGAACAGGTGCTTCCTCAATTTGCTCATCAAACTTGTCTGGGAACGTTTTACGCATCGATTCATCGATGGCGGCATAATACTTGTCACTTTTGGTATCGATACCTTGTTTGACAAGTTTTTCATGGACACCGAAGGCGTATCCCGTCATTTCACTATCTTCACCAAACCAAGTGTTGTTTGCACTCCATTCCTGCGCCTTTTGATCTGGCGTTGGGATTGACGGCTTAGACACTACAGGGTCTGGCTTGGGAGCCTCACGCTTTTGAGGCTTATAAGACTCCACACGATATTTCTCATTTTGCAGGCTAGATAGCTTTTCTTGAGCTTCAATTAAAGCATCTGGGTCTCCGGTCTCGTATGCAGCTTTATAGGCTGTTTTTGCCTTATCAAGTTCTGCGTCTACTCGACCCTTAGCCTGCTCTACCAAAACACCTTCGCCATCTTCTAAGGCTTTGCGAAGTTTTTGGTTCTCCTCATAAACTTTTTTAGCATAGCTAACAGCCTCATCTTGCATTTTTGAGGCTTCTTCTTTGCGTCTACGCTCTTCGTGATATTCAAACTTTAATTGCTTGATGCGCTTTTGAACGCCATCACTATACTGTTCTATTTCCGTATCATCGGGGACGTTTGGCTCAACCCCCTCAGCGCGGCGAGGCTTCTCCTCTTGAGGAGTGTCCTCAATAATCTCTAACTCAAAACCGCTATCTTCCGCTTCTTGAAAGTTCCCGGTAACTTTTTCTTGCTCTTCTTCCTGAGCCAAGGCTTGTGACTGGTTCATACTCTTGCATATCCTCTTGGGTCATCGACAACAGCCTCTACTGTGTCATCATTGATAAGACGGAACTCTTGTTTATCAATCTTAAACCTTGTGCCGGAGTAAGATCGAAAGATAACAAAGTCACCTTCTTTACAATATGGGCCATTTGGAAACTTAGACTCGTCTTGGTAAGCATCCGGCCCAGCTTTTACAACAAACCCAATGACTGAAGCGGTTTGCTCCGCATTCTTCAGTGCATCTGGCATATAAATGCCTGCGTCTGTTTTTTCTTTGACCTCAAGTGGTTTAATTAAAAGTTTGTACCCAGCGGGTACTGGTATTTTATTTGCAACGCTTTCGTTGACTTCTTTATTTGCAGAATACATCTGTTTTCCTTGTGCAGTGATCGAGGTTCACAGTACCTTGCAGGGACAACCCTGTGAGTAGTAATATTTACAATATACTATACAGCCCCGCAATCCGGAAGCCCTAGTCGTTAATGAACCTTTCTTCAAGGTCGATGATGTCTCTTTCAACAGCGGCGAGGGCTTCGACTTTACCCACGGCCTCTCTGTATTCTTCAAAGGACTTACACCCACCACAGGCCATATGGTCAGCGAGAACATTTAAATACTCTCTAATTTTCTCTCTGATTGGTGAATAAACCGTATCATTGTTCGCCATCTCTGTTACCTAGCTCCCTTGCTATTTCAAGACCAATATTGGTGCCTTCTCTAATATCATCTTTTCTTGATTGGTCAAGCTCTGTAGCTAACTTAACACCAAGTTTGGCACCTTCTCTTTGCTCCTCAGATTCAAGGCGATCCTTTTGCAACTCAAGATTAGCCATCTTTGACTGAGCGTCAGATTGCAGTTTAGCAACATCCATTTCTTTTCTGTGAGCAAACTCAGCCTCTTTCAAAGCTATTTCTTTTTGCTGTATCACGGTCAAAGGATCTTGTTGTTGTTTCATTGCTTCTTTCTGTTGCATTTCGGCCTGATCCTTACGAAGAAGTTTCTGAGCCGCTTCGGATGACATCCTACTAATCTCAATCTCAATATCCTCTGGCAGTTCTGTCTCTTCATCAGGCATACCAACGCCAAGGGTTTTTTCTATTTCTTTCCTGTACTGGAACGCAACATGTTCTGTAACGTGAGCAGAAAGAGCGGCTTGTATTGCGCCAGCAAATGGAGACTGAGCTACAATTTCTTTTAGCTTTGGATCTTCTGCTGCGGCTAAGTGTACAGCAATGTGAGCCTCGTGATCCTGATACTTAAATGCCTTGACTGGCTCTTGTTTAAGCATGGACATATTTTCACTTACAGGATCTGCTGCTTTTATATCGTCTGGCAGTTTGATGATTTCTTCAGCATCTTTAATACCCAGAACCTCAAGCATCTGACGATGTAGCTTTCCAAGGTCATAAAGCTGAGGTGCCTGTTGAGCAAGCTGCAAAGCCGCCTGATACTGCACAACCCTTTGCGCCATTGTTGCTGCGTTAGGGTCAGACACGGGTATTACGTCAATACGACCATCAAAATCTTTTTGCCTATTGAAGTCACCATCTTGCTCATAAGAGTATTCTGGTGGCATGTAATCCTTAATAATCTTGGCAAGAAGCCTTAACTCGTTTTTCAAAGCATGATGAAGGCGAGCCTGAACACCAGACATAACCTTCATGCTTCGCTCCATCAACGCGAGCGTAGTTCCGACTGGAGCTTGCGGGTTGAGGTTTCCAACTTGTACATCAGCAACGGAGCCAATCCTTCGCCCCTCTTCCACGATGTTTCCAAGCAACTGGTATAATACCGATGATGGCTCCTTGTAAGGAAGGAATGCAATCGAATCCCGAATTGCACCACCCGGTACGTCCACATCGCGGAACTCACCCGGCATGAGAGGCGAATCGTCACCTTTAATACGAAGCCCGCGAGCTTTAAGGCCAGCGGGGAGGTTGCTGAGTGTGCCAGCGTCAATAAGCTGTCGAAGAATACTTGTGGCGCTTTTAGCAAGACCACCAATAAGATGAATAAGACCCGTTCCATAGAACCCAAGTCCCGGTAGGTATCTGTAGTGAACAAAGTGCGGTCTTTTACGCTTCTTAGTATCGTCTTCATACCAGTTTCTCCTTATGGACAAGATCGTTAAACTGGACTTATCTATGGTGACAACATACGGACGCGCCAAACCGTCTGGATCATCAAAAGGCTCTGGTAGGTTAAGATCAGCATGAACCTCAAGTATGGTATGACGATCATCGTCCTCAAGAACAGCAGTCTCACCATCAATCTCGTCATACTTTTCCTGAATATCAGAATAATCAGCCTCTGGAGACGGAAGATCAACATCAAGATAAAAGCCAGCCACCTGAAGCTCTATTATTTCATTTTCTGTTTTCTTCATTATATGCGTGTAACGCGGGCATGTAGCAAGATCGGCAGCACCATAGGAAACCACAAAGTCTTCAGCAGGCACGAACATCGCACATGGTCGTTCCATGATTGGATCGTAATAAACTTTTTTGAAAGACGATCCAGCAAGAGGCAGACGGAAAAGCATCTGCTCTGTCTCATCGCGGTACTCTGTCATCTCCTCAGTGAGAAGATAATTCATTTCCGTTTCTACGCGCTGCGCCTGTTCCTGCTTATCAAGATCAACTTTTCCCATAATCTTTGTACGGACAGGTCCAGATGCAGGAAACAACTCTCCCATTGCTTGGGCTTGGAAGCGAACAACAGCTTCAGTAAGAACAGGGTGAAAAACACCAGCAGCACCAGCCCACGGCTGAGTTCTCTCTTCAATCTTCATCCCTAATAGTTCAAGGCCCTTAACGTATGATCGCGCCCAGTCCTTTCTTGACTCTCTGTCAGCAACAAAGTCATCAACAAGCTCGGATGCCAAACCCTCTAGTTCACCTTCTTCAAGATACTCAGCTAGGTTGCTGTCGTGGTCAGGGCCAATCATGTCTTCAGTCACATCACCTGTGAAATCTATGATCATTGACTCCCCTTCAGATGTAATACCTACGGCGTCAGGATTAACAATCTCAACCTCAACTTCATCCGTATCCTCTATGTCGAGATCAGAGGGAATCATTTGTTTTTCCACAGCCATGCCAAAATCCTATTGTTTGTATAATTTTTTCATAATAACAGAGTAACGGTCTTTTTAGTAGTATTCTACTGGCCTTCTGTAAGAAGGCTCATCGTCCCATTCATCCATAGAGCTTCTAATCCATCCTCCCTGACGGAACCTCAGCAACGCCTGAGTGGTGGAATCCACCAAATCGTCATGCTGTCCCGCAGGAAATGACGCACACTCCTCAATAACTTCATCAGCCCACCTAGTTGCAGGACACCATACCACACCAGAGGCAAAAAGATCGCTGACTGCGTTAACTCTAGCTATCTTATCCTGTCCACGGGAGGGTGTAAACTCCGTAACTGGTATTCCCATGGCTCTTAGCTCAAAAATAAGCGGAGAACCGGCAGCTTTAGCCTCAACAATCATCTGATCAGGCTCAAATTCCCAATATTTGTCGTAAGCAGCACGTTTTAGCTCTGGAAACTCCAGTTTTTCCTTGTATGCGTCCAAAAGAATAAGGTTTGGGACTGTTACCCCGTCCTCATTCGGCATATTGAAGATACCCCATGTGGTACAAGCGGAGTAATCCGCTCGCTGCGTTTTAAGGAACGCAGTATCCCAGCTCTGAATGATTGCTTCGCACGGTGGCGGGCTATCTTTTTCCCATTCCTGCCACCATTCTCGCTTTATCAAGGCTCCTTCTTCTGAAGTTGGGTCCTGTTGGTACTGTGCCGACCATTTAGCCACCGGAAGTTCGGCTTTTAGTGCCTCTAACTGATCTGCGGGCCAGAACTCAGGCCATAAAGGGTCACCAGACGGCATAATAGCGGGCAACTCAATCACTTCCCAATCATCTGCGCCTGTTCTTTGGGTAGCTGCCCTGACAATCTGTCCAGTTAAGTCCCTGACAGACCATCTTGTCATTACTACAATGATCGCTCCACCCGGTTGTAGTCTCTGACGCGGTCCCGATGTGTACCATTCGTA